TTGTTAAGTTCTTTCAGTTCCGTCTCACCAGTTTGAATTCCTGTCATAAACATCTTGTACTTTTCTTTGTAGCTTTCATATAGTTCAGGAGTAACTTCATCGGCTACTTTTCGTCGTAATTCCATTACAGATATATCCTTATCAACTGTTTTAAAAGCATCTCTAATTACAGCAAATAAACAGTCCCCTCCGCCTTCATTATCCATAATTTGATACTCATTGCTTTTAAAAAAATCTTGTACCCAGGGTTGTCCAATATCTTTTTTATATTCGCGGAGTTCTTTTTCCATAATATTTTGTGTTTGTTCAGGTAAATCCAAATCAACGAATTCTTTATCAACCTCTTTCTCAACGGCCTCTTTCTCAACGGCCTCCATATCATCAACAACGACTACGTCATCTTTACCGTCATCTGACCCGTCTTTCGATACTGTATCCTTTCGCTTTTCACTCGTATTATCAAAAAGTATTTTATCATTCACGAATTTATACAAAAGAGGTTCATCAACCTGTGTCAAGTCAATATCTCCGTCTTCGTCAACAACATTGGGTAGTTGTTCTGCCAGAATTTCATATACACCTATTTGTGTAGAAACCTTGTCATTTTTAACTAAATAAATCGGATAATAAATAATATTGTCGTCAATAAAGGTATATTTAGCTTGTCCAAGGGCTATAATAACGTCTTCACCTAAAATATTTACTTCGTACATAGAAGCATCGAACTGTTTATCATCCGGATCAAGTTTTTTTAACTCTGGAAAATTTATTTTTGGATTTAATATAGAATTAACCATTATACAGTAATTATATATTAGTGTTTATATTTTATTTTGTCTTGTGTTATAGTTGTTCTAAAAACACATAATAAATTTACTGAAATAATCGTCTCCTTTGAGTTCATGTATGTAATGCCATAAACGTTTTCGAGTATACACAATATGTGAATTTTCTGGGTTATTCTCAAAATGCGTAATCAGTTCGATCAAATCACTCTTTTTCATTCTAGTTTTGGGTATACTATAGTAATTAGCTATATGATGTAGCATTTTCAAATTGTAATTTTCAAGATAGTCAATTTGTTGTGCCAATATGTTATCATCGTATCCGTTGTCAGTAAATTCGTCATTATCACTTACACCATTCGAATCAGAAAAAAAGTTTTCATTGTGTAGTATATTAGAAATATATGTTTTGTCCGGGTCAGTATTACTATTCGTATCATGTTTACACCATGAACTATCTTTATCTTTATCTTTATCTTTATCAGTATACAAGTCGGTTTCGGTTATTTCATACTTTATTTGATTGGAATTTTCATTACAAATTATTTTCTCGCACCCATTATTGTAACGTATCATAACAGGTCTATAAAATACTATAGCTAGTCATTTTTAATTCCTTTTTTATTTCTTAGATAATTTATTCAACATATCCAAAATATCCATATGTTTAAATTTATTCTTGGGTGTAATACCTACAAACACTTTTGTATCAACGTTCTTTACTTTAATTAGATTTTCATATACAGTATTCCATTGGTCATGTGTTTTTAACGTGGGTACAGCTATATTTGTAAGTAGAATATACAAATTTTCTACTAATTCTTCGTTCTCCAACCGCTTAGTTTCATCTTTCATACGACTATCATCGACCAGCATATTTTGTATCTTTTGAATATTGTCAAATACAAACTCTAATGTGATAACGTTGGTATGATATAAACTAGTAAGAAACAAACTCATAGCACGTCTTTTTTCGTTAACAGTATTCATTTCACAAAATTTATCATAATTTTCATCAGGGGAAACAAATGTCATATTTTCAAATAGTTTCATAAACTCGGTAATATTGTCTACAATAATATTTGTCATAAAAGTATATCTTGATTTCAATTCACTTGCTAATGTCGCATATATGTGACTATTGAACTTATTTGACGTAGCGACAGTAAATATAAAACGACCAATTTTATTAATATAGGTAGTATCATCACACTCATTTTCCTCCAACCTATCCAATGTCTCAAACAACTTCTCACTAATTTTGTCGTATGTTTTTTCTGTCATTTTATTAATCAATAGGCGAATACCATCAATCTCTTTTTCAATGCCTTCTTTTGATACAAATTCTGTTTTTTGAAAACTGCGAAGGGCAGTCCAATCATCTAATTTGATTTCTTCATGGTCTCTTCTCTTTTTCCGGTTATGTCTGTTGTTACCATTATCGATATTAGTACCACCATTGTTATTACCATGTTTGTTATTAACAAATAACGGTGTTTTTACATAAGTTGGCGAACCGACCTGCTGTGTTAATGATTCAATCATTTTAATCGTTTCTTCCGGTAAAGTGAATGGTTCATGACACGCCCATTTGATATTATCAAAATCAGATAAAGTATAAATCAGGGTCGTCATTCTATATAATAATATATAAAATATAACCTTTATTATTTTATATCAATTTTATAATATATGTTTGTAATTTACAAATCGAATGCCAACCAGTGTAATAAATAATTTACTATCTATAAACGCTTAAATAGTATAACATAAATACTATATGGATTCTACTATTAGTGAAGTGAATGAATGGAGTGAATTAAATTTGAAAGAGAATTTGTTGCGTGGAATATACAGTTATGGGTTTGAAACGCCGAGTCCAATTCAAAAAAAGGCCATTATGCCTATTTTGAATGGTAAGGATGTTATAGCACAGGCTCAGTCTGGAACCGGAAAGACAGGTGCGTTTACAGTGTCTACTATCCAATGTGTTGATGAAACAATAAACGAGATACAGGGACTAATTTTAGCCCCTACACGTGAATTAGCTATACAAATACACCGAGTTGTTACTGATATAGGAAAATTTACCGATAATTTGAAATGTGCATTATGTATTGGCGGACGTTCACTGGAACAAGATACAAAGGATTTGGCGACAAAGCCTCAAATTGTAGTTGGGACACCTGGACGTATTCATGATTTATTTCGAAGGAGAAGATTCGATCCAAAAACAATAAAAATATTAGTATTGGATGAAGCAGATGAGATGTTATCGATTGGATTCAAAGAGCAGGTTTATAACATTTTTCAATTTCTAGGAAATAAAATACAAGTGGGATTATTTAGTGCGACCTTGCCGGTTGAGATACAGTCATTAACCGAGAAATTTATGCGAGAGCCAGTGAAAATTTTGGTAAAAACCGAAAGTGTTACCTTGGAAGGTATTAAACAATATTACGTGGCTCTCGAGAATGACAGTCAAAAATATGAGACATTAAAGGATTTATTCGGATCCATAACAGTAAATCAATGTATTATTTATTGTAATAGCATCAAGAGGGTAAATGATTTGTGTGAAGCATTGCGCAATGATAACTTTCCAGTATGCTGTATTCATAGTGGTATGGAAAAAGAAGAGAGAAGTAAATCATATAAGGAATTTATAAATGGTTCCTCACGCGTATTAATATCTTCTAATTTGACAGCTCGTGGAATTGATGTCCAGCAAGTAAGCACGGTAATTAATTTTGATTTACCAAAAGACATTCATACCTATATTCACAGAATTGGCCGATCTGGACGATGGGGGCGAAAGGGGATGGGAATAAATTTTATAACACAATATGATGTTCGAAAGTTGAAAGAAATAGAACAATACTATGATACTCAAATAGAAGAACTACCGTCATCGATTACTTCTATAGCAATGTGAATACTACATCTTTCTAAAACTACATCTGTCGAATAATACCCTGGTCTAAAACATGTAACAATATCTTCATTCGTATAGAATGAATATATTAATTCGTTAAATATAGTAATTGATGAATTCAACATTTGAATTACCCATATATTTCTTAGAAAACAAAGAAAAATTGGACAACAATATAATAGATGATTTAGAGTTATTGGAACTGAACGAAGATAATGAAGAGAGAAAATGCTTATTAGAAACAATCATAGGGCCAAAATCTCAAATCGGAATCAATCATTTAGGTAAATTGTGTGAATATTATACGAACAACAAGTTATTCTTAAAACAATCGCAACAACTTATTCAGAAATGGAAACCAGACGATAAAATAGAAACAAAACAAAGACTCTATGATGACTTCCATGAACTGTGGAAAAACATCAAAACAGACGAAAATTTTACCGACCGATATTATTACGTCGATATTGAGTTTTTCAAATTTTTAAATCACTCTCCCCCCTTTCTTCAGTTACTTAGCATATACAATTTAGTAAGTCCAATATTAAGTCTTATTTTGCCAATTATTTTACTGATGGTGCCTTTTTTTATGTTAAAATTTAGTGGAATAACAATTACAATTGAGAGTTATTACCGTGTGTTAACGAATATATTTTCAAAACACGCATTAGGAAATGTATTTACAATAATGGAAGATGTTTCATGGGAGAAAAGGATATATGCTATAGTATCTGTCGTGTTTTATTTCTTTTCCATTTATCAAAATTCCATTGTATGTTATCGTTTTTATAAAAATTTCAAATCAATTCACACGGATTTGTTTTTATTGAGAGATTATTTGACCACGACGATTGAAAACATGATTACGATAGAACAATATAGTATAAAGCATAATACGTATTTGCCATTTATACAGAGTATATATCCTCACAAAGAATACTGCGTGAAATTATTAGAGGAATTAAACGTAATTACAGAATTTGACATAACAAAACTACATACAAAGTCAAGACAAATCGGATATATAATGAAATACTTTTATGAATTCCACATAAACAAAGACATACAAAACACGATTGAATTTAGTTTTGGGTTGAATTCATATATGGAGCATATGAACGGAATAACCAGTCTTCACAGAGAGAAATTAATCAATAAATGTAAGTTTGGTAAGAAGACGAAAATGGAAAAGGCATTTTACCCATACTTGATGTTTAGCGAACCCGTAAAAAATGACATTGATTTAAGTAAGAATATTGCTATTACTGGACCAAATGCTTCCGGAAAAACAACTATATTAAAGACGGTATTGTTTAATCTGATTTTCTCTCAAAGTTTTGGGTATGGTTTCTATTCAAAGGCGACAATAAATCTATATAATCACATTCATTGTTATTTGAATATACCGGATACGTCGGGTAGAGATAGTTTATTTCAGGCAGAAGCTAGGCGCTGCAAAGAAATATTGGAAAGTTTAGAAGACGGTAATCAACACTTTTGTATATTTGACGAGTTGTTTTCTGGAACAAATCCGTCCGAGGCATGTGCTAGTTCGTATGGATTTATAAAGTATTTAATAAGACAAAACAATATTGATTTTATATTAACGACTCATTTAACCGAATTGTGTAAAAAAATAGAACCCATCATGGAAAACCATCATATGAATGTAAATAAAGAAGGCGAATTTAACTTTAATTATACTTACCAAATAAACAAAGGCATTTCAACTGTAAGAGGTGGAGTAAAAGTATTGTTTGATTTACATTACCCGGAATATATTTTGGAAGAATCGAATAAATTACTAAAAGATACATAACCTACGTGTAAAAAGTAAAAAGTAAAAAGTAATACGTTTACTTGTAATTTAATTAATATCATAATTAAATAATAATAATGTACGACGTTTTAACAAATCCAATTACTTTACTATGTTTAGGCATTGTATTTTTATTAATATCCTTTTTGTTTTTTTATTTTAAGA